CATATAGGTCTCGTCGCTCATCATGTGGCTGATGACTGTGTCGTTCATGCTGCTTTTGCGCTTGTAGATGCTGACCATTGCGTTGTCATATGCGTCCATAGCCTCGGCGCTCTTTCGCAGCTCGTCGGCATTATATCTGCCGAACAGGAATGACCAGCCCTTGTGAATCATCACAAGGGAGGACGGGTTGACCTTGACCGTATCGCAGGCGCACATAATGACGCTGCCCGCGCTCATGGCCACGCCGTCCACAATACAGGTCAGGTGCGTCCCGTTCGCTGCGATCTCGCGCAGCCGGTTGTGGATCACAATGCCGACGACTGCGTCCCCGCCGTAGCTGTTCAACCGGATCGTCACGCTTTTGCACCCTTCCACTGCTGCAAGGTCCTTTAAGAACTCATCTTGTGCAATGTAGTTGCCCTCCAGCTTTTCGCCTGTCCACCAGTCTGTCGGCCACTTTTCCACAACGTCGCCGTACATCTGGATTTCGGCATTTTCGCCGTCTGTGCTTGCCAGCGCGTAGAACTTGCGCTTGATATCGAATTTAGGCATTGCCTTCACCATCCTTTTTCTTATTGCCTTCGAGATTTGCATCCTCTTTGGGGTGCGCCGCACTTCCGGCGGCTTTCAGCAGTTCGTTTTCAAGCTTCAGCTGCTCCACGTTTTCTTCCCAGTCGCCGCCGCCAAGCTCACGGGCGATCTGCTCATGGGTCTTAACGCCGCAGGTCGTCAGCGCAATTGCCGCTTCCGCTTCCTTCTTGGGGTCAAGCTGCCCCTGCACGGGGCCGATCCAGCGGGCGCTGCACCACGCGGCGCGCACAAGCGGATCATCAAAAAAGCCCGGAGCCTTGATACGACCACGGGCCACGGCTTCTGTGAGCCATGTTTCATATACCGGCTGGCAGAAGCGGTCTACCAGCCATGTGCGGCGCATCTTGAATGCTTCCCATGCTTCGAGCAGCGCACCGCGGCTTGCGGAATAGCTGGAATCGAACTCTTTGACCAGCACGTCATACGGGATTTCCAGCGCTGCACCAACCAGACGGCAGATCGATTTGACGAAGGTTTCAAAGCCTGCTGTCGGAATGTTGGGGTTTCCGAACTGCACCTTTTCGCCGGGTGCAAGGTGAATCGCCATTCCCGGCCCCATTTCATACTCGTTTTCGCTGCCGGAAATTCCTGTGCCCGGATTCTCGCCCGGAATACCGGCGATATCCCCGCCGCCGACCTCGTTGATTGGAATTTGGGCGGGGTCCGTCGCCGTTTCAATCCACGCTGTAAAGAAGCTCTGCACAAGCGCAGCCATCAATTCCGATTCCGTGTAGCGCCGGAGCTGCAAAAGCGGTTCAATGACCTGTGCCAGATACGGAACGCCGCGGTACTGGTCGGGTCGCTCGGAAGTCATAATTTGCAGGATGTTCGGCAGGCCGGTACGCGCACCGTATGCCAGCACACGCGTCCACTCGCGCTTTTCATCGAGGATTGTGGAGAACGGATAGGTATTGCAGATGTGATACGCAAGCACGCGTCCGTCGCTGTCAACCTCCACGCCGTCGTAGACCTTGTGACCCGCTCCGGGCTTCCCGGGTGGAATCTCACCGGCAGACAAATTCAGCAGCGAGAAACCGCCGTATTCATCCGGGGTGCAGATGCGGTCTGCTTCGATCAGGTGGACACGCAGAGAATACGGGTTCAGAGCCGTCGGCTCATAGCGCTTGAAAAGCGCAAAGACGTCGCCGGACATCAGCCATGCCGTCAACGCCAGCTGCTGCAACCCGGAGAAATTATTCAGGCCGAGCGCGTCGCAGTTCTGCGGCTTCGAGGCCCAAACGCGGAACTCTGCTTCCGCTGCCCGCTGCCACTGCTTCGCCGCTTCCGGCGACATACCGAGCACATCGCGGTCGATAGACGATTTCAGCGTCAGCCCTGTCCCAACGACCTTTGTGCGGTTGGTGTTGATGGCGCTCGTTGCCACCGGCGCGGCCATGTAAAGCATTCGGCTACGCTGCCGGAGCGTTCCGTTGTTCTGGTTGATATCTTCATGCGGAGAACCGCTCGACGGCGTAAAGCTGCGCAGCGCCCGCTTTGTCGTGCTGGCTCCGGCTTCGCTGTATCCTCTCGCCGCCACGCGCCGGACAGCTACTTTTTCGCTCAATGTGCATCGCCTCCTGTGGGTGAGAATAAACACAGCAGGAACGCACGGTTTCGCATTCCTGCTGTGTTGGTATTGCACGCGTGCATTTTTTCGGGAAAAGCGCACGTGTGAGTCGGTTATAACCGCGCTGCCCGACAGTGAAAGAAGCAAAGTCTGTCAGGCTGCGCGGTGCAAAAGCCCTTCCGGGCGAATTGCCGTATGTATCATTTTCGTGACCTCACGAAAAAGGTCACCAGTCGCGGGGAATCACGCCGAATGCCTTGCGGCGCTTGCTGCCGTTCAGCTCTGACGTCAACTCGTCAATCTCATTCTCCAGCTGCTTGATTTCCTCGGACAGCGCCGGAAGATCAAAGCGGGTGAGTTGGCGGTCGTCGATCATATACGACTTCACGCCGCCGTCAACCAGCTTCGTGTATGCGTCGTAGAGCTTTTCGAGTGCCTTTTCACGGAATGCAAGGCGCTTTTCGATGATAACTCTGCTTGCCATAGGGGGCCTCCTTACCATTCATCGTAGTATTTTTCAATCGCCGGGCGCTTCGGTGCGGCCGCGTGCTTTGCGGGAGGCGGCGCGGACTTCGACACTGCCTGCGTTTTCGCCTGCGCGGCTTCCTTCAAGCGCCGGTCGATTTCGTCCAGATTTTTGGGCAGCGCCTTGAAAGCGGCCATTGCGTAGTTGCGGCAGTCCAGAGCCTCGTTCCGCTCATGCCCGGGCAGTTTTTCCCATACCCAAGGCTGCTTGTTCGCCGCCTTGTAAATCAGGCGTTCGGATAGCAGCCCGGCGAAATAAGCGCTCCCATAATCATCCCGGCGCGGAAAGTGACAATACTTTTCGCCCGGGGTCAGAACTGAAAGATTATCCATGATGATCTGCTTTCCGGCATCAACGCCCAGCTGATATTGCCAGCACATACCGATGAAGCGCTGGCCCACGACGATTTTCATTTGCTTCGGAGGCGCGGTATAGGGCTTATCCGGCCCGGACATTCCCTTGATGCAGAATACCTTTTTGCCGATTCTGGCCCTGCATTGCAGGCGGACATCCTGCGTGAAATGACCGCCCTCGTCAACAAAGGACATGGACACTTTCAACCCAACGTCGTTTTCAAAGCGCAGCACGCGGTCAAAAACCATTTCGTCGAGCTTCGCCCATGTTGCATCTGCATCCGGGCGGCCCATGACGATGCCTTTTTCAATGCCCCATGTCTCTCCGAAGTGGCCGTGACCGACGATCTCATATTCCATGCGGTCGTCCTGCGTATCTACACCGGCTGTCAGCACAAGAACGCCGTCCGGCAGCTCTGCAGGGTATTCCTCGCGCCGCGCCAGCAGGCTGTCTTCATCTTGCAGATTGCCGCGATCCTCCCACAGCTCACCGAAACAGGTGTTGTAAACGACCTGCAGCTTTCGGGTGTTCCCGATAGCGTTCAGGTATTTCAGGATGATGGATTCCCATGATGCCCACTGGCTTACAAAAGCGTTCAGCCAGAATGAGCGCGTACCCTGATCGTAGGCGGTCGGATTTTCCGCTTCCCACTTTGCGTCGGCGCGCTTCATTTCCAGCTCGGAGGACACCGCCGCGCAGCTGGGGCAGACATAGAAAATGCTGCCCGGCTGAATCTTATAGGTTTTCCGGCCAGCGGCTTCGCTGGTGCTATATTCGTAGCGAATGTCTTTCCAGCAGATTTCGTGATATTTGCCGCAATGCGGGCAGCGGGACTTCCAGCGCTCCATGGTGCCGGTTGCATATGCCGCTTCAATATGGCTTGCGCCCTTGACGGTCGGAGTGGAAACCTCGACGGCCTTGGCATTATAGAATGTGGTCTGACGCGCCATCGCCAGATCCCACGGGTCACCTTCGTTGCCTGCGCTTGTTGCCCAGCGGTCACGTTCGTCACCGAACACATACCGGATAGGCTTGGAGCAGAGCGCGTGCGCTTCGGTCGAGCCGCAAAGCGTCAGAATGCCGCCCGGATACGCCTTTTGCAGAATCGTGTTCTTCGAGTCGCGGCTTTTCGGCCCGGCGACCTTGCTGTTCAGCGTCGGGCAATCCCGAATCATCGGCGCAATGCGGAGCTTGGAATACTCCTGCGCGTCAATGGTGGTAGGCTGCACAAAGAGAATGCTGCCGGGGTCTTCGTCAATGATGTAGCCGATGCAGTTGTTGATGAACTCCGACTTGCCGACCTGCGACGCAGCCACCATAACGATGTGCCGTACCTTCGGGTCTGTAAATGCGTCCATAGGGGCGCGCAGATACGGCGTTCGCTCCGTGCGCCACGGGCCGGGTTCGGCGGCGCTTTCAGCGGAAAGCCGGCGTTTTGCCTCGGCCCACTGACTGACCGTCAGATCGTCAGGCGGCATCATGCCGGAAAGCGCCTTTTGTACGGCACGATTCAGCCGGGCTGCAGCTCTGCGGCGGATGGCCTTCTCCTGCTCTGCGTTCAAGGTGGAGACCGACGCATCATTCATCCCCGTCACGCCCTACGTTCTCCCAGCTATGCCGCTCGGCTACCTTTTCGGCGTATTTCTCCGGGTCATAGTGATAATTGGAAAGCTCGCGCATGACCTTATGGATTTCTCTGCGGATGACCTCTGCGGCTTCTGCAGGTGCAGACGTTGCCGCCACATCAACGGATAGCCGACCGGGCAGTGCCAGAAGCGCGCTCCGGATCGTGTAGATCAAGTCCTCAGTAAACTCGGCCACGTCCTCGGAGCGGTGCATTTTGCCTTTCAGCTCGTCAACCTCCATCTTCGCCATCTGCGCGCGGGCAGATTTCAGGACGGCTTCGGACGAACGTTTTGCCTTTTCATATTTCTGATCTTCTGCGTCGATCTGCGGCTTGGAAATGAAATTGATATATCGCTGAACAGCGTCGCCAAGCTGGAAATAGCCGCGCCTGACGGGAATAATCGTGCCATCCTGCGCCATCTGCTGCACCCGGCGCGCCGTCACGCCAAGAATCGCGGCAAGCTCTGTCGTGCTGACTTCCGCTTCGGCTTCAATTCTGGTTTTCGGTTCAGCCATATAGCAATCTCCTTTCTGATAGGTGGATGGGACTCAGCGGAATCACACCGCAGCACGCAAAGCCGGAATCGGCAGCCTTGCGCGTGACCCTTATCCCGATGTGGTCATATTTAACACTTAGGAGGCCAGCGCGGTATGCCTCACCCGCGCTGTGGTATGAAAAATGCGCAGCATCTTTTCAGATATCTGCGCACATTTCAGCGTTAATCGTAACGAAATTACCAAAAAACCGGTGAACTAACTAGGCGAAAAATGGGGTCGTCGAGCCCGCAACAGATGCCGCCCCAT